GGCCAGTGCCCTGCGCGAGCAATTCATCCCCGCGCGAACCGTGAAGGTGGGCAAGCCCAGCTTCCGTCTCGCCCTGCTTTCGGAGTAATTACCATGTTCAAAAACCTCATCGAATCCCTGCGCAAAAAAACCTTGTCCCTGTCGGACCTGCCGGAAACCATCCGCGTCCCGGGTCACGCCGGGCAGACCGACATTGACCGCCTTCCCCTCGATCAGGCATCCGTCGATGACTTGGCCTTCGCTATCCAGGGCCTGGAAGCCCGCTCGTCTGAGATCTCCTGCCAGTTGCATTCCTTGCGCCGCCTGCACGATCTGGCCCGCGCCCGGGGCGCGCTCGGCACGGATAAGGTCACAGAGATCTTTGGTGGGGAGGTCTGATATGAGCTTTCCCTTCATCACCGCCGAGCAGCGCCTCGCAGAAAAGCGCGGCTCCAAGGGCGTCATTCTTGGGCCATCAGGTGTGGGCAAAACCACGCTGCTCAAAACCGCCGATGCGACCCGCACCCTGTTCATTGACCTGGAGGCTGGCGATCTGGCCGTGCTGGATTGGCCTGGCGACAGCGTGCGGCCACGCACCTGGCAGGAATGCCGCGATCTGGCCTGCTACATCGGTGGCCCAAACCCCGCGCTGCGTGACGACCAGTCCTACAGCCAGGCGCATTACGACCAAGTGTGTGCCTTGTATGGCGATCCCGCCATGCTGGCCAAGTACTCGCTGATCTTTGTGGACTCGATCACGGTTGCGGGGCGCCTGTGTCTGCAGTGGGCCAAGGGGCAGCCGCAGGCCTTCTCCGAAAAAACCGGCAAGCCCGACACGCGTGGTGCTTATGGCCTGCATGCCAGCGAACTGGTCGGGTGGCTCACCCAGTTGCAGCATGTCCGTGACAAGGACATCTGGCTGGTCGGGATCCTCGACGAAAAGCTCGATGACTTCAACCGCAAGGTGTTCAGCCCTCAGATCGAAGGCTCCAAAGCCGCGCTGGAACTGCCCGGCATTGTCGATCAGGTCATCTCGATGGTGGTGCTCAAGTCGGATGACGGCACCCCTTATCGCGCCTTCGTCTGCCAGCACATCAACCCCTGGGGCTACCCCGCCAAAGACCGTTCCGGACGACTGGAAGTCGTCGAGGAGCCGCATCTGGGCCGCCTCATTTCCAAGATCACTGCGCCGCGCGCGCAATAAGCAGGAGAGTATTCATGAACAGCTACAGCAACAACGCCGCCTGGAATGACTTCAACGATGCCGAAGACCAGCGCGAGTACGCCCTGATCCCACCCAAAACCCTGGCCAAGGTCATCATGGCCATTCGCCCGGGTGGGTATGACGATCCAAGCCAAGGCTGGACTGGCGGTTACGCGACCCGTTCCGACAAGACAGGTGCGATCTATCTCAACGCCAAGTTCACCATTCTGGAAGGACCGTTTGCCAAACGCGTGGTGTTCGGGCTGATTGGCCTGTCCAGTCCCAAGGGCCCGGAGTGGACCCATATCGGGCGCAGCTTCCTGCGCGCCATTCTGAACTCGGCACGAGGCATACATCCGGCAGACAACTCGCCACAGGCGCAGAGTGCGCGCCGCATCAAGGGCTTTGCCGATCTGGATGGTGTGGAGTTTGTCGCCCGCATTGATGTCGAGAAGGATCAGAACGGCGACGACAAGAACGTGATCAAGGCCGCCATTCAGCCGGATCACAAAGAGTATGCCGTGCTGATGGGGCAGCCGATGCGCACCCCAAGCCAAGCGCCTTCGGCTCCCACCGGCACGCCCCCTATGACATCGGCGCCGGCCGTTCCCACTCGTCCTGCCTGGGCGCAATAAGGAGGACTACCCATGATGCTGCGTCCTCGGCAGCGGGAATTCGTCACCCGCTGCGTCACGGCCCTGAAAGCCCATGGCAACACCCTCGGTGTGGCGCCGACCGGTGCAGGCAAGACGATCTGCCTGTCCGGCACCGCCGGGGAGTTTCTTCAACATCCGGACGCCAAGGCCTGCATCTTGGCGCACCGCGACGAATTGACCGCGCAAAACCTGGCGAAGTTTGGCCGCGTCAATCCGCACGTCAGCACCTCGGTCTTCGATGCCCACCAGAAATCGTGGTCGGGTCAGGCCACCTTTGCCATGGTGCAAACGTTGGCACGCAACCTGGAGCAGATGCCCACGCTGGACATGCTGGTGATCGACGAGGCTCACCACTGCGCGGCGCCCACCTACCGGCAGGTCATCGACTCGGTCCTGGCCAAGAACCCGCATGCGCTGATTTACGGCGTGACTGCTACGCCCAATCGCGGGGATGGCAAGGGCCTGCGTGAGGTGTTCTCCAATGTCGCAGACCAGATCAGGTTGGGCGAGCTGATCCGATCTGGGCATTTGGTGCCACCACGCACCTTCGTGGTCGATGTCGGAACGCGTGACGCACTCGACGGCGTGCGCAAACTGACCGACGACTACGACATGAATGCCGTGGCGTCGATCATGAACACCACGCCTGTCAATGCGGCGGTGGTCCAGCATTGGCAGGCGCATGCCGCCCGTCGCAAGACCATTGCCTTTGCCGCCACCGTCGATCACGCCTATGCGGTTTGCCATGCATTCATTGCAGCAGGGGTGAAGGCCGCCGTGGTTCATGGCGAGATGACCCCTGCAGAACGTCAGTCCACGCTGAGGTCCTATGAATCCGGCGATGTAACGGTGCTGGTCAATGTCGCCGTGCTCACAGAAGGGTACGACTACACCCCCACCTCCTGCATCGTGCTGCTGCGCCCCAGCTCCTACAAGTCCACGCTGATCCAGATGGTCGGACGCGGCCTGCGCGTGGTCGACCCTGCCGAGCACCCCGGCGTCATCAAGACCGATTGCGTGGTCCTGGACTTCGGCACCGCATCCCTGCGCCATGGCAGTCTGGAGCAGGAAGTCGATCTGGATGGTTTTGCCGGTGATGGCGAGGCGCCGACCAAGCGCTGCCCGCAGTGCGATGCAGAAGTGCCGATGGCCAGTCGCGAGTGTCCGCTCTGTGGCCACAGCTTTGCCAAGGCGATCGAGGAAGCGCGTCACCAAATCAGCGATTTCGTGATGACCGAAATCGATCTACTCAAGCGCTCCAACTTTGCCTGGTGCGACCTTTTCGGCGACGACTGCGCGCTGCTGGCCACCGGTTTCAAAGCCTGGGCGGGTGTCTTCTTCCTGGGTGGGCGTTGGTACGCGGTGGGTGGTGCCGAAAAGTTGTCTCCTCGCTTGCTGGGTGCAGGGGAGCGCACGGTGTGTTTGGCCCAGGCCAATGACTGGCTCAACGACCAGGAAGTTGACGATGCCGCTCACAAGACCCGTCGCTGGTTGCAGGAGTCGCCCACACCTGGGCAACTGCGTTACCTGCCTGCGCCGCTGCGCGCGGATTTCAGCCTGACCCGCTATCAGGTCTCAGCGCTGTTGACCTTCCAGTTCAACAAGGCGGCCATTCAGCGCCTGGTTACCGCAGCCAACGATGCGGTGATGGCCGAGTTTCGGGAGGCTGCGTGAGATGTGCTGTGTGTTCCCGTCAAGCCAAAGGCCTGGGGTATTTCAACCCACGCTTACGGCGTTCCGACCCCCGCCGCTACAACGACCGGTGGGTGTTCTGCTCCATGCGGTGCCAGAACGTCTTCTCCCGACTGATGGAGCGCCTGACCTCGTTTCAGGAGGATGCCGTGATTGATCCCAGCGACATGGAGATCGCCGCCATGCAATCGGCACTGGCTCCCTTGGGTGAGTATGTCACCTCCATCGGCATGGATCGCCCTTTAGCCGACTACGGCAAGGACGAAGTCCTGCGCCTGGTGGAGGTCGTGGTCGACGCCTATCAGGCCCACATGTTGGCCGAGCACGAAGGCATGGTCGAGCGCGATCGCACTTTCTTTGAACAACTCGCCAGCCGCAAGGCTACTGCCAGCACGGGTGGCGATCACCACAGGATTCCATTTTGATGATCGACCTGAACCATCAACCCAAATTTCACGAGCAGGTGTCAATGCTGCTGGATGCAGCCTTGCAAGCCGAGCGCAGCCAGCAGGCCCGCCGGCGCTATCTGGGCGCCTCACGCCTCGGTGTGCCCTGCGAGCGCGCCCTGCAATACGAGTACGTCGACGCGCCGGTGGACGACGGTGCCGAGCTGCCGGGTCGCACGCTGCGGATCTTTGAAGTCGGCCATGTCATGGAGGACCTGGCCATTCGCTGGCTGCGCCTGGCTGGCTTCGACCTCTACACCCGCAAGCAGGATGGCGAGCAATTTGGCTTCTCCGTCGCGGGTGGCCGCATCCAGGGGCATATCGACGGCGTGATCGCTGGTGCTCCTGCCGACCTGGATTTGTCGTTTCCCATGCTCTGGGAGTGCAAGACCATGAACGACAAACACTGGCGCGACACCGCCAAAAAGGGCGTGACCGTGACCAAGCCGATCTACGCCGCGCAAATGGCGATCTATCAGGCGTACATGGAGCCGAGCATTCCTGGCATCGCATCTCAGCCTGCGCTGTTCACCGCCATCAACAAGGACACCCAGGAGCTTTGGTTGGAGCTGGTGCCGTTTGATGCAGCGCTTGCGCAGCGCATGTCTGATCGCGCTGTCAAAGTCATCCAGGCGACCGAGGCTGGTGAATTGCTGCCGCGCGTGGCGTCTGAGCCGAGTTTCTACGAGTGCAAGTACTGCGCCTGGGCGCGTCGGTGTTGGCGCGAGCAGGGTGTGAGCGCATCGGGGGTGCAGTCATGAATGCGCGTCTTCCTCAACCCGTCATCGAGGCATTGACGGTGACCGCCCGTCGCCAGAAACCCTTGATCGGTGCATCCCTGCTGGAGCGTCTGCTACTTCGCCATGTCGCTGTCGTGTGTCCGGAGTCGCGACTGGTCGTGGCTGTCATCAAACAGGCGTTCATTGACCTGTGTTCGCCCTCTAAACATCTGCGCACTGAGGCTAGACGTTTCTTTCGAGACGGGCGCCTGGAGCTGTGGTGCGACCAGGTCGGTCTGTCCCCCAACTTCATGCGAGAGATCGCGACCAAGGCTGGCTACTTGAATCCGGCAGACACCGATGAAGGAGGTGTCCATGCTTGATTTCAACGACCAAGAACCCGCAGCTCCATCACCCAGCGGAAATTCCGAGCGGGATGAACTGCGATCGGCCTTGATGGCACGGCTCGAGGGCGTGCTGTTTGCCTTGTTCCCGGCTGGCAAGGTGACACACGGCAAATTCGTCGTTGGCGATGTGCTGGGCAGTCCAGGTCGCAGTCTGGAGATCGAGCTGGATGGCGAACGGGCGGGCCTGTGGATCGACCGCGCCACGGGCAATGGTGGCGATGTCTTTGCGCTCATCGCTGCGCACCGCCATTGGGACACGCATCGTGATTTCGCGGCCGTCCTCAGCTTCGCCCGGGAACTGCTCGGCCGAGCGCCCGCCGTGTCACCCGCCAGACGCAAGGCAAGCGCGCCGGTAGATGAATTGGGTCCAGCCACCGCCAAGTGGGACTATCTGGCCGCTGACGGCAGTCTGATTGCCTGCGTGTATCGCTATGAGCCCAGTCCTGGACGTAAGGAATTCCGCCCTTGGGATGCCAAGCGTCGCAAAATGGCGCCGCCCGATCCGAGGCCGTTGTTCAACCAACCTGGCATTGCTCATGCCGACCGGGTGATTCTGGTCGAGGGCGAAAAATGCGCCCAGGCCTTGATCGACGTGGGCCACTGCGCGACCACCGCGATGCACGGTGCCAACGCACCGATCGACAAGACCGACTGGTCGCCCGTTCAGGGTAAGCATGTCCTGATTTGGCCCGACCGCGACAAACCAGGCTGGGAGTACGCCATGAATGCCGCCGAGGCGGTCATGGCAGCAGGTGCCCAGCAATGCGCGGTGTTGATGCCGCCGTCCAATCCTACGGCGCAAGACCCCCAAGGGAGTGCGGATGGCTGGGACGCAGCCGACGCCATTGCTGAGGGCTTTGATGTGGAGGCCTTCCTTGCCCACGGTGAGCGCATCCAGTTCCAGCCTTCAACGCCAGACATCACGCAGGCAGGAGATCCGACCGAGCAATCGGTGTGGGCCACTGAAGACGCACTGGCGCTGACCTTCTCGGGTCGGTACGCCCAGGACTGGCGCTATGTCGCGTTGTGGGGCAAGTGGGTGTTCTGGACTGGCAAGCGCTGGCAAACCGAGGAGACTCTGGCGGCGC